AATCCTATTGGCCCTCATGCTGGAAAGTATGAAGAGAAAGGTTCACTGGACGGTTTCTTTTAAATGATATTCATGGTCGGTGGAGTTCCATGTTCGGGAAAGTCGACTCTTATGAGAAGACTTATATCTAGATTGGACGAACCTAAATTGGTTGAACCAATGAAACTATTTAAGTGCCAAGAACATGGTGACATATTAGTAGTCGGTCAATATCCCGAGGGAGAGACATTCGGTGGAACTGATAAGCTCTCTCACGGTTCTATACCACAGTTCAGAGAGTTCATTGAAGCAATGAACATTGCATATAAACATGTATTAATCGAAGGTGATAGATACTTTCGAGGTAAGGATATAGAATGGTTAATAGACAATCACGAAGCACGCGTTTACGTACTAACAGTAGAGTTATCGGAAGAGCACAATCGTCACGCAGAACGTGGAGACACACAGTCCGAAGTGTGGTTGAAGGGGAGACGGAGTCAGATAAACAACATATTAACAAACATGAATCTACTAGGACAATTGCAGATTCGTGATAACGATTGCATAGAATCATCTATGAAAATTGAGGAAGAGATTTATGACAGAATTATTTCATAAGAAAGTCTACATGGTCGTAGAGAATCCCAATGAGGATGATGCAGCCATCGAACTAACAGGTGGAGAATGGGACGGACTTGTATACCAATATGGTAAGATACAATTCGAAGAAGGTAAACCAAATATTAACTTCACAAGAACTATAAGAAGATTTCCACATGGCCAGGAAAAGACGGATATTGGACTTGAGGAACTCCTAAATAATAGTGAATTAAACGACCTCATGGGTGACATATTAATGGAACTTGTCGAGGAACAAATGAAGAGGGAGAAAGAAGATGGCACTAGAACATCATAAATTTAGATTAACAAGCGACACGGTAGAGGAAGGACAGGAAATGTATATTTTCTCCTGTGAAGAAGGCCTTGTTGAAGAACTTAAAGTAGTCTACTCAACTTACACATGGGTAGAGAAGACTGATACTCCACCCGACCCAGCATAACAGTAAGGATTAATCAATGAATAAAGAAGTATTGAAAGCACAAATTAAGCGTCATGAGGGCGAGGTACTTGAAGTATACGCAGACTCATTAGGATATCTAACACTTGGTGTTGGACATCTAATTAAAGAAGGTGATGCAGAACATGGACAACCAGCAGGAACTCCAGTATCACAATCAGTAGTAGATGCATACTACGAAGCAGATTTTGATAAACACGTAGATGAAACAATCCATGTGTTTGAATCAAAAGGTGGAAAGGATTTCTATTCTTTACCCGAAGACATTCAACATGTACTAGTCAACATGACATTCAACTTAGGTGGAAGTCGTTTTGGTAAGTTCAACAACATGTGGAAAGCAGTTGTATCAGAAGACTGGAAAAAAATGGCAGTCGAAATGGAAGACTCTCGTTGGTTCAGACAAGTCGGAAGACGTTCAGTTGAATTACAGGAGTCAGTACTAAATGTCTAACCCTATCAAATGTCTCCGTTTAGAAAACGGAGATGTCGTTATTGGTAAAGTGACAGAAAAATTATTCAAGTACGTAGTAGAAGAAGCACATGCTTGTATTGTTGAGATTCAAGGTGGTCAAATGGAAGTTGGTTTAGCTCCATGGATACCTTATGCAAAGGACTATACTTTTAAGATTTCTAAAGTCAGAGTAGTGTCTTGTTTTGAACCTAGACCAAACCTTGCACAAAACTACAAGGTGTTAACTGGAAATAAATAAAGTGGCAGATATATTAAGAGCATTAGAAAAGAAGTACGAAGGTGATATTGCAGTACACACTGCAAACATTCAAGTCTACCAACAAAACCCAGCAGGTATCGGAGAACATTCTGATATCGTTCAGGCAGTAGATGCAGAAGTTGAGAAACTTGCAGATGCTCAAGATAAGCTAAAATCAGTAAAAGAATTACTACATCCAACCAAAAAAACACTTGTAGAATAGACCTCTTTCTGTTATAATAACAGTATGGATTTTTATACTAATGTGTGTCGAACTCGCGACAAAATACTCGTAAAAGGTTATCAAGGTAAGAAACAGGTTCAAATGTCTGTGGACTACCGTCCTAATCATTACGTCCCAACCAAAAAACCTTCTGCATTCAAATCATTGGATGGGAAGAACCTTGAGGCTGTTAATCTCAGTTCAATGGGTGGTGCAAGAAAGTTCCGAGAGAAGTTTGCTGGAACAGCAGGGATGGAAATCCATGGGTATGATAGATACATCTATACATACATTGCTGATAAGTTTCAAGGGGACATCAAGTATGACCCAAAAGTTATCAAGATTGCAACACTAGATATTGAGTGTGAATGTGAAGATGGGTTTCCCGAACCCATGCAAGCTTTGGAAAAAGTAAACGCAATCACCATCAAACCTTTTAGATTTATGGCTCATACATTCGGAATTGGGCCGTGGGACGAAGCACCAGCTTCCGTACATTATCATGAAGCACAGGATGAGAAAGACCTACTTGAACAGTTCATCAAGTACTGGAGAAAAGAAAAGTTCGACATCATTACTGGTTGGAACGTTAATACTTTTGACATCACTTACCTTTGTAATCGTGTGGACAGAGTATTCGGTTCGGAATCACATAGAAAGTTTTCACCATGGAACATGTGTGATGTCAGAGAGTTCAAGACCAACTGGGGTTCTACCCAACAGGTCTTTAATCTGTATGGAATCAATGTCATTGATTACCTAGAGCTTTACAAAAAACATACTTTTGTAAACCAAGAGTCATACAGACTAGACCACATTGCAAATGTGGAACTAGGTAAATCAAAGATATCATATGAAGAGGAAGGTTCTCTTCACCATCTATACAGAAACAATTATTCCAAGTTCCTTGCTTACAACGTAAAGGATGTTACCTTGGTAGAAGACCTAGAGGAGAAACTAGGTTTGATGGAATTGATTCTTGCAATGTCTTACAATGCTAAGTGTAATTACAACGACACTTTTGGTATGGTTAAGTATTGGGAAACAATCATCTATAACTTTCTGAAGGAACAGAAAATTGCAACACCACCACAGAAGCTGTCACAAACAAAAGGTGATAGAATCCAAGGTGCATATGTCAAAGAACCTATCGTGGGTAAACATGAATGGGTTGTCTCATTCGATTTGAACTCACTGTATCCACATATCATCATGCAGTACAATATCTCACCCGAGAAAATGCAGAGAGGATTGACCGATACATCCGTAGAAAAATTATTCAACAAGGAAACGATTGTTGATGGCGCACTCGGTATCACACCAAACGGGGCTAGGTTCTCAAACGATAAACAAGGATTCCTTCCCGAACTTATGCAGAAGTTCTATGACGAACGTAAGATGTGGAAGGGTAAAATGATTGGGTATCAGAAGGAACTACAAACTTGTACAGATAGGAAACGTAAGAACGAACTCAACACATTAATCAAACGTTCTTACAATAACCAACAGGTTAGGAAGATTGCTTTGAACTCAGCATATGGTGCTTTGGCAAACCAATACTTTGCATTCTTTGACCCACAACTTGCAGAGGCAATCACATTGTCGGGTCAGCTGATTATTAAACATGCAGAGAAGACAATCAATGATTGGTTAAATACCACACTTAAGACAGATGAAGACTATGTTGTTGCAATGGATACCGATTCTGTTTATATTACACTAGACAAACTGATACAGCAGGTAATGCCTAATGAGACTGATAAACAAAAAATTACAAACTTCATCGACTCAATCGCAAAGTCACACATGGAAGACGTTCTTGACAAAGGTTTCCAAGAACTTGCAAAATACACAAATGCCTTCGAACAAAAGATGGAGATGGGGAGAGAGGTCATCGCAGACCGTGGGATTTGGACTGCAAAGAAAAGATACATCCTCAACGTCATCGACAACGAAGGAGTCCGACTAGCCGAACCTAAACTCAAGATGATGGGTATTGAGACTGCAAAGTCCAGTACACCACAATGGGTTAGAGGTAAACTTACAGATGCATTCAAGATTGTTATGCAAGGTGACGAAGAAGAACTATGGGATTTCGTAGAGAATGCTCGTATGGACTTCCGTAGGTTACCACCCGAAGACATGTCTTCACCTAGGGGTTGTAATAACCTAGGACAGTATGCAGACCCATCGATGATTTACGGAAAGGGTACACCCATACACGTACGCGGTGCATTACTTTACAATCATCATCTAACTAAGAAGAATATTCACAAGCGTTATGAGTTGATTAAGAGTGGAGAGAAACTACACTTCACTTATCTCACAACACCGAATCCAATCAATGAGAACGTCATATCATTTATGAACGTTCTACCAAAGGAGTTCGACTTGCATAAGTATATCGATTATGATATGCAATTCGACAAGTCATTCATAGAACCATTGAAGGTGGTTATAGAAAAGATTGGCTGGAATGTTGAACCAGTTGCTTCGCTAGATTCTTTTTTCGGATAAATAACGTTATGGCATACTCAAAAGAAGTAGTTCAAAGATTTGAAGCAGTACTTGCGAACCCCAAAAAACACTCCGTAGGTCGATTAGACAAAGACGACCCACATGTTGCAACAGGACTTGCAGGCGCACCAGCCTGTGGTGATGTAATGCAATTGCAATTATTACTGGACGATGATGAAAAAATCATTGACGTAAAGTTTAAAACCTATGGATGTGGAAGTGCAATTGCAAGTTCGTCCATGTTTGTTGATATGATGATGGGTAAGACTATCGAAGAAGCTAAACTAATTAAGGATAAGGACATCGCTGATGCGTTAGACCTTCCGCCGATTAAACTTCATTGTTCTGTTCTTGCCGAAGACGCAATCAAAAAGGCAATGATTGATTACGATACCAAGTTGGAACATCGCAGACACAATTATCCTAAATAATCACATGGCCACATATTTTAAACAAAGTGAATTTCACGTTACGATAACTAAAATAGTCGATGGCGACACAGTTGATGTCAACATAGACTTAGGCTTCTCTACTGTTCTAAAAAAACAGAGAGTGCGTCTAATGGGTATAGATACACCCGAATCAAGAACAAGAGACCTAGTGGAGAAATTGTTTGGTAAAGCATCTAAAAAACATCTTACACATCTTCTATCAGAAGGTAATATTACCCTCGTTAGTCACGACAAAGGAAAATTCGGACGCATACTTGGAGAGTTATTTGTTCATAACGAAGATGAATCAGTCATCAATGTCAACAAACAAATGATTCTTGACCATCATGCAGTGGAATATACTGGTGAGAATAAAGACACCACAACAGAACGTCACATGGAGCATAGAAAGCTTCTAATGGAGAAAGGAGTCGTCACTCAAGAACAGATTGACGAGGTATTGTAGTGCCTATATCACCAATGGATTGTTTCTATATTGCAATGATATGTGCAATATTCGGATTCATAATCCACTTGGAATTAGGAATGTCAGAGTTAAAGGCTATGATGAAGGAACATACTAGGTTCGACAAAAAAATGTCTGAAGTTGGTAAAAAGTTATCTAATATAGAAAAAAAACTTTAAAACCCCCTTGCACAAACCCCAAACATAGTCTATAATGGATATACATTATGGAGAAGTGTTATGTCATTTATTAAAGATTTAGTAAAAGCATCGGGAAACGAATATGCAAATATTGTTTCGGACGGTGTTGCAGCTGGAGATGTTGATACCTTTGTAGACACAGGTAGTCACATTTTCAATGCACTATTAAGTGGTTCACTATACGGTGGACTTCCCGACAACAAAATTACTGCAATCGCAGGAGAATCAGCAACAGGTAAAACATACTTTGCATTAGGCATAGTAAAACAATTCCTATCTGATAATCCCGATTCTGCAGTTATATACTTTGAGTCTGAGTCAGCAATATCAAAGGATATGATTGAATCTAGGGGAATTGATTCCTCTAGGATGATTATTGTCCCAGTGGTTACTGTACAAGAATTCAGAACTCAATCGATTAGTATACTGGATAAGTATGCTGAAACCCCAAAATCCAAACGTCCACCTTTGATGATGTGTTTAGATTCACTTGGTATGTTATCAACAACCAAAGAAATCGAAGATACTGCAGAAGGTAAAGAGACAAAGGATATGACTCGAGCACAAATTGTAAAAGGTGCATTTAGAGTTCTAACTTTGAAACTTGGTCGAGTTGGTGTTCCTATGATTGTCACAAACCACACATATGATGTGATTGGTTCTATGTTCCCTCAGAAAGAAATGGGTGGTGGTAGTGGACTCAAGTACGCTGCATCGTCTATCATCTATCTATCTAAAAAGAAAGAGAAGGATGGGACAGAGATAATCGGAAATATCATTCACTGTAAGAATGCAAAGTCAAGATTGACTGTAGAAAATAGAATAGTGGATGTTAGACTTTCTTATGAAAAAGGATTAGATAGGTACTATGGTCTATTAGACATGGCACTTGCATTTGGCGTCTTTACAAAAGAAGGAACTCGTGTTAAACTACCTACAGGTAAAACCGATTTCGGAAAGACGATTAATAATAATCCCGAGAAGTACTTCACACCCGATGTGATGGAACTGCTCGAGAAGAAAGCACAGGAATATTTTAAGTATGGAACAAGTGAGACTAGAACAGACGATACTGAAGAACTTAGTTCAGAGTGAATCTTTTACAAGGAAGGTAATACCATTCCTTAAGGAAGAGTATTTCTCCGAGTCGGACGAGAAGACTGTGTTCAACGAAGTAGTTTCATACTTCGATAAGTACACTAAACCACCTACAGTGGAAGCACTTCTCATAAATCTTGATAACAATACGTCTCTTAATGACGGACAGTTATCGAACGCAAAAACTATTGTAGATAGTATTAGTAAGGACAGTGAAGAGACTCCAACCGAATGGTTGGTAGAAGAAACTGAGAAATGGTGTCAAGATAGAGCAATCTATATTGCAGTCATGGACAGTATCGAAGTCATCGACAAAAAGTCCCAACGTTCGACTGGAGAAATACCCGACCTTTTAAAAGAAGCTTTATCTGTATCGTTTGACACTAACATTGGTCACGATTTCATTGAAAACTCAGATGATAGATTCGAATTCTACCACACTGAAGAAGAAAAACTTCCATTTGACTTGGAATACTTCAACAAGGTTACCAAAGGTGGTCTTCCCAACAAGACTCTAAACATATGTCTTGCTGGTACTGGTGTTGGTAAGTCACTGTTTATGTGTCACATGGCATCAGCCAACTTGATGATGAACAAGAATGTACTTTATATCACACTTGAAATGTCAGAGGAAAGGATTGCAGAGAGGATAGATTCAAACACATTGAACATCCCTATGAAAGACTTGCCCGACTTATCTAAGACACAATTTGATAAGAAGATTGACAAAATCAAAGAGAAGACCAAAGGTAAATTGATTGTCAAAGAGTACCCTACTGCATCAGCACATGTTGGTCACTTCCGACATCTATTACAAGAACTGAACATTAAGAAAGATTTCAAACCCGATATGATTTATATCGACTATCTAAATATATGTTCAAGTGCAAGAGTCAAGCCAGGCAGTGGTGCAAACTCATATACACTAGTAAAGAGTATTGCAGAGGAACTTAGAGGACTTGCAGTAGAGTTTGATGTACCAATCATGAGTGCAACACAAACAACAAGAAGTGGATATGGTTCTACAGATGTAGAACTTACTGATACTTCAGAATCATTTGGATTACCAGCGACTGCAGACTTCATGTTTGCACTGATTACCAGTGATGAATTAGAAGAGTTAGACCAAATGGTGGTCAAACAATTAAAGAATAGATACAATGACCCAACCGTATTCAAAAGGTTTGTTATTGGTGTCGACAGAAGTAGAATGAAACTCTACGACTGTGAACAAGAAGCACAAGAAGAACTGATAGACTCAGCCGTCGATGATTCAGTACCAGTGTTTGATAGAGGAAGAAATGATGGACAAAAAAGAGATTTTTCAGAATTCAAGGTCTGATGATTTGTTATGGGGTGTTCCTATAACTGCAATAGAACTAGACCCAACACCATTTGATGAGTGGTTTGAGGATAAAAATTTAGATGAATTATGTGAAGAAGAATTTACATACAGTAGTTGTAAAACGTCACAAGCTTCTGAACTAAATTTACAAGTAGATTATGCACCAATATTAGATATCATCTATGATACGTTCCAAACGCAGTTCTTGAGTCTACTGGGGCCCAAGTGTGACATTACCAGTATGATGGAAATACCTTGGATTAACACATACGATGAGGGTGGATTTCAAGATTCCCATGACCATCAAGGTACTAATTGTTCTGATTTCTCATGGTGTTATGTACATGAAACTGGAAACTCTCATATTGTGTTTAAGAATAGGAATGCAACCAATAGCGATGCATGTCTAAAAGAGCTCCTAGGAGCTTATGAAAATCATCGAGACTATGTACCACAAATTAGAGATAAAGGGACATTATACATCTTTCCTTCGACAATCTTTCATGCAGTATCACCCAACAAGTGTGCTACTCCTAGAATAACATTGTCGGGTAATATAAAAATCGTTGAAGCTGCAAGTCAAATCGATATGTCCAAAGGTCTAAAACCTATTGACCATTATAAGAAAGGGTCTAACCCAAAAGCACGCCCAAGGCTTGATAGAGAAACTTACCGAAACCGATAAAGCCCATTGACTAATCATAGTCATCGTAGTATAATAATACTATAGATTATGAGAGGTCTTATGAAAAATTTAATTATTATACCAATACTTACTGTATTAGTTAGTTGTGGCGGGGGTGGAAGTTCTTCACCCGAACTACAATCATTACAGTCTTTATCAACCCCACCAGTATCATCATCCCCGATTTACGGAACTAAGGTAATCGATGGATATGTAGAAGGTGCCAATGTCTTTGTTGATTTCAATTTCAACTTGACACAGGACGATGGAGAACCCTCGGGTGTATGGAATTCTGATACTAATGAATATGAGTTTCTAGAATCAGATTTTGATGCAATAAGCAACTTCACCACCAACTGTGGATTATCCCGCCCGAGGGTTGCAGAAGTACCAATAGGTGCATACGATTCGACAAGAGGGTATGTAGAAAGTGCATATACTATGATGTACTTCCCACACGGTGATAGTACGTATAAAGCAAATGTCACCCCATTCACAACCATGTTACTCACTGCAATCAATAGTCAAATGAGTAGCAGTATATCAGTTGCAGACGGATGTGGTTCTACTGCAAATAGTATTGCATACTCAATTCAAGGGGATGTAGACACATTCCTCTATAACTTGGAAACCAATTTCAATATTAGTAGATACTATTTCTACGATGATTTCATTGCCTCGGGAGATACTACACAACAAGCCATAGGTGAAAAGGTAGTAGATTTTCTCACCACACTACACACGATTGAGAATGTTCTTAAAGACCAATACAATATGGGATTTAGGGGTCTTTTAACAGAAGATGTTATCAGTAAGATACTTAATAACGAAACATTTTCTTCAGTTACTTTTGATATACAAAATCAGACTGTAAGCACACAAGAAGATGAGTGGTTCAGATATAACCGTAGGCACAACTTTAATGGTATAGTGGGTAATTCGACTGGTCAAATATTAGACCAAGAAGGTTCACCTATAGAAATTACTATGGTAAATCTAGAAGCCAATTCATCGGTTCTTATATCAGAGAACTATGAAGAACTCATCAAAGACAACGAAACTATTGTAGATGGATACAGGGTACACATATCTGTAGAACAACAAAAAGAAGTTGGTGGATACAACTACGAGAAAACATTCGTAAAATTCACTGGAGATATGAGTGTAGAACTGGCTGTCAGAGATGAGTATAGAAGTGTGATTAAAGTACGTGACAACAACTCATCAACTAGAGGATTTGAATACAGAATACATGACACTGTTAATAATCCTTACTTTAACGATGATGTAGCCTACATAATGGCAAATAGATACACAACAGACCTAATTCAGTTATACAACGATATCACTAGTATTGATATGAACATGAGTGGTTCACAGAATAACCTATATCTTCTATATAATTTTGATTTTAACTTATATGAAGGTGGTAATTCAACCATAGGAAACTGGATGTTCAGACAACAGATGAGCAATGGAACTCTTATAGAAGAATGTACTGGAAGAGACTATACTACAAATGAAACCTTTGAGTTCACTACTGGCACCGAAGCATATAATAGGTGTTCAGAGATGCTATAAATACATATGATATTATGACTACTAACTTGAAATCCTCAGATGTAATAAGTGCAATCGAGGAAAAGATTGCACTAAAAAAGAAACTTCGTGAAGCAAAGAAGGAACACGACACATCTGCAACAAAAAAACTCACCAAAAAAATTGACAAAATCGAGGACAAATTGCACTCGACACCGCTCTCTAAAACATAAATAATTACGTAAACATATACGGAGTTATACATGTCAGAACTTACAGACCTAATCAGCGAATTAACTACTAAAAAAAATTCACTACAGAACCAACTCGATTGGCATAATGGGGTTGAAAAAACATATTTTGTAGGTGAAACTAAATCAGATACATCCCCAGCAGAATGGACTGGAGCTGGAAGAGATGCATTTTTAGTTTGGCACAATGCTCAAGGTGTTAACACAACTGATTTAGACCAAGTGTTTGTAGATATGTACACAGAACGTACATCAACAGAAAATGGTTCTCCAGCAAATGCAATCGAACAGAATGCTGATACACCTACAGTCTTGCAGACTTCAATTGATGCAATTACCACAGACCTTAACCACATTCAATCTAGAGTTGATGCTGGTGAAACGACCTTAGCAAGTTCTTAGACAGCTAAAAAATACATAAATAGTAGACAAGGACACCAAATTGGTGTATAATACCTACTATGAGTGCAAAAAACCTACATTTAGAACATTTAGAAGACGAAATCATCAATCAAGGTATTGAGGGTGGTCGTGGTGCAATTAACTTTCTTCAAGGTCTAAGAGACATGATGAAAGGTCATTCTAACTCTAAAGTTAATATGACTGTTAAGTGGGACGGAGCTCCTGCTATCTTTTGTGGAAGACATCCCGAGACAAATCAATTCTTTGTTGCAAAGAAATCCCTATTCAATAAGACTCCTTTATTTTATACCTCAGAAGATGAAATAAAGAATAGTCCCGACCTAGGTGGCCAACTTAAAGAAAAATTCCTAACCTCATTCAAATACTTATCTAATCTATCTTGGAATACAGTCATGCAAGGTGACTTGATGTACACTAACGACAAGAAAACACAGACGATAGATGGTAAGTCGTACATCACTTTCCAACCCAACACAATCCTCTATGCAGTTGATGAAGAATCACAACTTGGTAAAGTAATCGCAAACTCTAAGATGGGTATTGTATTTCACACCACATACGAAGGTTCAACTATTGAAGGATTGAGTGCATCATTTGGTGCAAACATATCCAAGTTAGGAAGTAGCACAGATGTGTGGTTAGATGATGCAACGTATAAAGATGTCACTGGTAACAGTTCAATGACTGCAAAGGAAACACTTGGATTGACTCAAGAATTGACTGCAACAGGTAAAGCATTTCATGGTATCACTAGGAAAGACCTACAGAAGTTTCAAGAAATACAATCAACAATCACAAAGAAGGGTGCTGGTGCATCTTATAAGACATACTGCAACTCATTAATCAGACAAGGTAAATTCAATCCAACATTTGATGGATACATTAAACACTTTGAAGGTTACTGGAAAGATAAAGTTGTCGGTGGAGTTAAGACAGAGAAACATAAACTAATCAAAACAGAAATTGGTCAAGACCTTTTAAGAGAGTTGAAAAGTCTTAAAAAGTTTATCACAAATCTTACTAGTTTTATGGGTCACTTGGTGTCTGCAAAACAAATCATAATCGTTGCTCTAAATAGAGTAAAGAGCATCGGAACATTCAAGAAAACGGACAAAGGATTCGAAGCAGTTAACCCCGAAGGTTATGTTGCAATCGATAGAAGTGGTAAGGCTGTAAAGCTTGTCGACAGAATGGAATTTGCATTTAATAACTTTACAGCAATTAAGAACTGGGACAAGTAATGAAAACATTCGGTAAATTTTTAACAGAAGCAAAAGACAAAGGTGTGGTATTTAC